GCGACTTTTTTTACAATATATGAAGGGATTCCATCCATATATAGGACGAACCGATTCTTCATTTTTGGTTCGAACGCGGTAAAGAAAAGTTCTTGTTCTGATACTAAGTTTGCCATGTATAATCTCCGAAAGGATATCTAACTATAAATATGTATATTATTTATTTTACATCCAACTCCCACAAAACTTTTACTGTATATCCAAGTGACTCTAGAAAATTTTTTCTTTTTGTATCTCGTTCCCATATTTCTTGTGCATTTAACTTCATTGATTTATTGTAGTAATTACCTGCATATTTTCTAGGGTCACAGTGCCAATATGTACCATATACCTCAATAATAGTTTTGGTTGAAGGAATGTAAACATCTACACTCTTTTGTGCATCTCGTAACCAATGTTCTAATAACGCATCCGTGTGTTCTTTTAATACATTTTCATAAACTTTTCTTTGTGGATTACTTATGCGTTTTCCTTGAGATTTTCCCAACCACATCGTATATGTTCCGTATTTTTCAAATGCAGTTTTTATTTGCTTATCAGTATTATTATAATTTTCATCACCGTATCGTTCTTTCTTAGTAGTTCTTACTTTAGATTGAATGGTTGAATTATTCCAGTGATTATTCTTACTCAATCCCCACCTGCGAAGTTTTTCTTTTTTCTCAACGGAAGTTTTTGCACATATATCTGAACAATACCGAGTTTTACTTTTCTTGTACTTATCAAACTCTTTACCACAGGTTAGACAAGGAACTGTTTCTTTATGCTGAGATTTTCTCCAGTCATACATACATCGTCGGGAACATAAAGTTTTTCTATTTTTCAGTATATCAAACAATTTCCCGCAATATAAGCAGTTTCCAGTACCTAATATTTTGATAACAAGTTGTTTCTTTTGTCGTTGTTTTTTTGGAAGAGTAGACCTCCAAACATACATACACTTCAGAGAACAAAATCTTGCCGTAACTATCTTTGCCACATAATCCGTGTTACATACTTCACAATTTCTTAATTCCGAACATTTTTTAGTCATTTTGACCTCCGTGATACCCATTTACTAATAAGTATCACGGAGTTTATTCAAACTGTCTTTATTTTTGTTTCCACTGTAAGTCGTGTAAATTGTTGATTTAGTTAAACTTACGCAGTAGGAAATAGCGCACCTGTCGGGAGAACATTGAAGTCAAGAACAATGAATTCTGCTGTTCGTGTGGGTTGTAGATAGAGTTGTCCGTAGAGGATATTTCTATCAATCACATCAGGTGTGTTGTTTGTGTCGTCCATGACCACACGGAATGCGTACAATCCAGAACGTTCTTGTACACTTGCAAGGTACGGGTTAACAATGTTGAGGAAACGATTTCGCGTTGCTTCAACATTCTGTTCGAACACTAAATAACGTGACGAACTTGCAATATACTTCTTCACCGCAATTAACAAACGACGGACGTTCACACGATCCAATGCTGATGAACGGCGTTGTAATGTTTTCTGACCCCACACACAGATGCCTTGTCCTGGGAACTGTGCAATTGGGTTAACCTTTCCTTCGTAGAGTGTATCACGACTTGCTTGTGGTAAGCGAACCTTGACACCGACTGCACTTGCAATGCCACCACGATTTAATCCAGCGGGTGCAAACCATTCTGCTGCAACATTATCGTTGTATGCGTAGATTTCTGGAAGAATCACTGAAGGTGGAACATAAATTAACTTGTTGGTATTCGTATCAATGACTCGTAGCCACGGATAGTAGGTTGCTGCGTAACTACTGTCAATTTCAGCGGCCTTTGTTGTTGCTGTTGCCAGTGTTGCCGTTAATTGTGTGGTATCCATGATGTAGAATGCATCACCACGATCTTCACACAATGTTAGTGCATAGTTTGCAACATATGAATGTAGTTCATAAATTACACCAGGAAGTACTAACAAGTTAAAATCAAACTGATCGGGATTACTAATAGCATCCAATGCTTTCTTATAGGATACCGATCCCGCCGATACTGACGTTGCTAAGTTGAATCCTTGACTATTGGTAGCAACGATATCGCCACCCATATTAATGTCACGTGCAGGATTTAACCCATCGAATCCGCCTTGGAATGCCACTGAGAACTTACGATAGATGAAACTATCTGCGTCCGTCAATGAGATTGCCTTTGGTACTGCTCCATTCGGTACATCCACAATGTCTTCAAGATTAAATACCGTACCAACAGTTAATGATCCCGATGGAATTGGTCCAAGGTAAGAATTATTGGTTTCATATGCTGCGTCAAAATTCCAACCATAAAAGTATTTCTTGTCGATTGATTGGGTAGTATATCCTTCAACTGCCCCATCAAGCCAACGACTTGTAACATAATCGGGAGCACTTAATTCTGATGATGCTGCAGAAATCGTAGATGAATATGCCGCAAATCCAAACGGAAGTGCTGTTTCTGGAATCTGCGAGTCTGTCATTTCTACCCAAATATACTGTGAATTATTCGGGAAATCACCTTGATAGTACATTTCACCCGTTACGGTATCTTCGGTTGGTGCACTATTGCCAATGATTCGTGCAATATAATTTGGACTATCTGGATCAAGATTTACATTATCAAATTGTTCTAATATCTCTGACCGTGCATCCGTATCATCATATCGACGAACGAACATTGTAAAGGTACCAAAATTATATTCAGCATCACCACTTGGCTTCATGTTTGCAAATGATACTTTAATTTCCTTGTTTGCAGAATTGCCGTCACTAAGTGTATTAATCTTAAATAGATCTAATTTACTACCACCCAATGTTTGTGATTGAATATACGGCGTGCTAGCGTGGTTGTAATTACCATAACTTGATCCGTTAAAATTCAACACAGTACTGGATGTTACTGCTTGGAATGTAATGTTAATTCCTAGTGATGCAGTAACTGCTTCTGGGAAAATTGCATATACATATGAATTTTGTGTTGTGGTTGGCGTGGCAGAAAAATAATCTTGGAATGAATTGGACAATCCTTCCGTTGGACTTAATGCACTTGCACTGATAATTGCGCCGCCTGATCCAGATACCACTAAACTAAAACTACTCGTAGTTCCCGCTGCTAATGCATTTGTAAGTGTATTGCCTGTACTACTTGGATGTAATACCGCGTATACTTTTTTACCTGCCGAGCCTGTGGCAAAAATTACCACCGACTTCGTGGTAGCCGGATCATATCCAGTAGTTCCTAATACACGAACCACCGTTGCCACGGCAGATTCACGGAGATAATTTTTTGCCGCCAATCCTGTGTAATGATTGGTATCTGCTTCACCAAATCTGGTAACATATTCTTGTTGACCACGTACTATGGTCGGGATAAACGCTGGGCCTTTTGGTGTCGGCCCAATAAATGCTGCCCCGATTTCACTAATACCTTGAGTAAGGAAACTTAAATCCCTTTCTCTGGTAAATACTCCGGGTGATACTATGCGCTCGTTAGCCATTACTTATTCTCCAAGGTGTGGGTTGTATTATTCTGATACTTCCCCGGTTTCCATATCTATGTTACCAGTTCCATATGTCTGTTGCAACTTCTCAAATAAAACCCTTTCTTTTTCTTTAAAATCCATAAATGCAGATTGCTGCGCATTAATATCTGTAGAAATACTATCCAACTGTGTTTGTACTAGAAATTTATTAAGCGTTAGTTCTCCAATCGAAACAACAATTTCAAGAAGTGATTCCCGCATTTTCTGAATTTCTAATAACTCGGTTTCAGTAACTTTTTTCATACCTGCCTCATTGTATAAAACGGTTATATATCATACATATATAATTTCGTGTCGAAACTCATATAATCTAATTAATAAATATCACTCACTATTTCCAAAGTTATTATTATATAGTATTCGTAAGAATTTCTGTGTCAAATACCACTTTTTTTGGAGAATATTGTAATTGAGTTGTTGCTACTCTATTACTGTTTTTGTCCAATGCACTTTGTGGAAGTATATATGCCTTTACATCAATCGAAAATTTATTACGCACAAGTCGATCATTCGTTGTGGGAAGATCTGTTAATTGTTCAAATTGAGAAATCTTGGTGACAAACTTATAATTGTTTGTTTCACCCCAATATTCATCACTTTCAAACGAAATATTTTCAACAACCCCATTCATTTGTTCCATATATTCCGTCCAAATTATTGCCTCATACACAAAATCATAATAATCGGGAATCATCGTGGTATGATAAATTTGACTTGGAACAATGCCATTTTGTGCGGTAAATCTATCGTAAATATTTCTAGAATTCCACCCTGCCCGAAACGTATATTGTTGGTACTTGTTTACGGGAGATGCTATTTGATTTCGTTTCATAGTCGTGCGTTTTATCATAATAATTGGCAATAGAATTTTTCCATTCTTATCACGAATATTCCCATCTTGTTGCGCACTTTTCCACCGTTCTGGATTACCGTAAATAACGGGAATTTGAATTTGTTTGCCGTCCTGTGTTATTACGGGTTTAATCTTTGTTTGTAAGTATTTCAATATGGCGTTGTCCACCGTATATAACCCCACAGACACGGGTGAGCTGACGCCTGTGACATTTTTGTTATCCATACCACGGTTATATCGTGTTGGCATTGTAATACGATTTCTGTCGAATATAGGCGTACTCATGTGTGGGTTTCCTCAATATTAACACTGCTTTTACGAGTCAAATGCGTTTCACAAATGATGTTATTATTATATTCAGGTCTTGCCGCAACTAGTTGAGTTTCGTTAATATTATCAATTTCATAATAACTTTCGTTATATTTGATAATGTCACCGACTTCTGGATATACATTCACATCTTGTAGTAATTTTCGTACAAATCTAAATTCTACGCCAGGTTGTGTGATATCATAACCAAATCCTTCTGACCCAGGTTGCGCTTTGGGGTATTTTATTAATGCATTTAAACTAATACCACGATACCGTGCCTTACTAATAGATTCCCCGTAAATATTCACGTTGGCAATATCTTGAATAATTTTATATAATACGACTTCTACATCAACGATATCAACAACAACTTCTCGGTTGATATGTTGAAAGAATAGAAAGTCGCGTTCAGTGACAAATCGCGGCATATATTATAAAACGTAGAAAGGTACTGGAACATACTTGAACATTGCTTGCATTGCTTCTGCATTTTCCATATGTTTTTTCATTTGCGCTTGATGACCTGTTTGTTCTAAGGTTTCCTGAATTTCTTTGATTAGGTTATCCTTTTCTTGAGCAGATTCTCTACGAAGTGTATCACCATCTAATCGTATTTGTGCATCAGGAATGGGAATATTTTCGTACTTAGAACGAATATTTCCCAATACTTCTTTTGCTAATGCAAGTGTATATCGGTATACCCAGTTTCTTCCAATACTATTGATATTCTTGTATTGAATGTTATCATAGGGAATATTAGATAAATCCGATACTGTACTATTTTCTGAGCCCGATTGCAGTAATGCGTTTCCACTTTGTTTATCTGAGATAACAATGTAATCAAACCATATTTCAGTAGCTTCGGTAAAGATTGGAGTGAAACGTACAATATTATTGGATACCGTGAAACTATATTGACTTTTACGAATCATATCATTTATTTCAATTGCTTGAATACGCAATAAATCTTCAAAGGCAGGCATCATTACGAAGGTGACCGGTGGAGAAAATCCATCAAATCCAAACTCACTCATGAGATTGGTTAATCCAAGACCCGTTGTGGCAAATGGATCGTAATATCGTGCAATTGCTGGTGGCATCTGATGATAAATGCGACGAATTTCAATTGCCGATCCACTTTCTTTTGAATCTGCCCACAGCGTTTTAAGATCATAGGATTGTTGATAGGCAGAGGCAGTAATAAAACCTTTCTTTACTGTGACATTACCACCACTTTCTGCTTCCATGCCGTATTGTGCGGACAATTTCACCAATTGTGGAAGTGGCGTGGATAGAATATTTCGCTGGGTAATATTCGTGGACGTGCTCATGCCTTGTAATGATAGCATGTGTTCACGGGCATTGAATTGATTAACTTGATTGCTATACGTGGTAATGGCTTCTTCTAGACACGTATACATTTGTCTATGGGTAAGCTCCACATCCACGACAGGATAACCCAGCCGCCTTGCCACAAATGATGCAACCCGAGGGGCTTCCGTTTGAAACTCTGCGTCACTATCATAAAAACCAAATGCCGTTAGGTTATATGGATTGATTGGCGCTTCTTCAAAAATAATTGGTTCACGATTCTGCATACAAGCCCTCTATTAGAGTCATATACTATAAATATCAAAATAGTTTATATAACCATAACTTTATGACAATAAAAAGGGTGACCCGAAGGTCACCCAATTTATTAATCGTGTTACAAAATCTATTAGACGAGGTTGAGCTTGTCGATGTAGATTTTTCCAAAAAATTCGGGTCTGACCACTTTCTTCGCGTAACGCGTCATCACGCCACGACGAGGTGTGAAATTGTTTGGATCGTACACAAGTGGCGTCATGATCAATGGAATGTATGGTGCGTACACTGCACCCGTTTCCAAGAATTGGTTACCACGGAAGCCCATTAACATCACGTTTTCTGTCATGTATGGGTTCTTGTATATGGTGAAGCGGTTCTGGAAGTTACCAATCTTCGTGACACCGGCTGCAAATTCCATCTTGTCGCCATCGGTTCCGGCTGCAAAGCCAGGGATGGTTTCAAGAATTGTTGCCACCGTTGGTGACACCACTGCAAAGTTAGCACCGCCACGCATCGTGAGCTGATGAATCTTGTTACTAACCTTTTGCATCTTCTGACCAAGTGTTTGGAACCAGGTCATGTTTGTCCATGCCGTACCCGTAAAGCTACTGGCGGCAAATGCACTGCCGTTCCAGACTGAACCAATTTCTGCTGACCAGAATTCCGTTGTGGTTGATGGTGCAGCGCCAATTAACATATCAAGAATTTCAAGATCAATTTCCATTGCAACATAGTCACTTAACATACTGGTGAGTTCTGCTTCAGCGTCTACTGAATGATATGCGTTCAAGTCTTGTGCAAGTTCTGGTGACCATACTGCCTTCAACTTACGTGTCTTGGCAACAATGGTTTCACTCTTGAGTTCCAAATCAATTTCTGGAATGTTAAGGTTTGTTGAACCGTCACGATCTTCGAAATCGCCACGTGCTGTATCGACAGGTGCCTTTGTGAATGTAACACTGTTAAGTGTCTTCGATACTCCTA